ACCCCAAGCTAGACATACGGTTTGTGTTCGAGAGTTCCAAACGTAAGTTAAGTAAAGGGGCAAAGACAACCTACAGTCTCTGGTGTGAACGTAATAAGTTTATGTATGCAGACAGAGTTGTACCATTAGAGTGGTTAAAAGAAAAAGGAAAAGATAATCATCCAAACCTGATTGCTTTCCCACTAAAGAAGATAGAAAGGAAGTAATATGAAAGGTGAAGACAGAATATTTGTAGACTTTGAACCAAACGATTTTGTTGTACGACTAACGCCTATGCTTAACGAAGAGGATGGGTGGACAGGAGATTTAAAGGTTAGTTATCTGACACTTGACGAAAACTATTTAAATGATGATGACTACCAACACGTGGACTTGCTAACCAACTTGATGTTAGCCTCAGTACCACTCATGGAAGAGGATGTTAAATTTAGAAATACCCTTTACAAGTTCCATGAAAATGTGTTAAGAATGCAGGGCAAACCAAAGGTAAGCCACACAGAAGACAACGTAGTACATTTAGATTTTGGCAATAAAGAATAGGAGACATAATGGCAGACAATGTAAACAAACCACCACACTACAATCACGCAGGTATTGAATGCATCGAAGCCATTCATGCTGCGTTAACACCAGAAGAATTTAGAGGTTACATCAAGGGTAACAACATGAAATACACATGGCGTGAAAACTACAAGAACAAAGACGAGGACTTACGAAAAGCAAATTGGTATATGAATTACTACTTGGAGAAACTAGATGCAGATCAAAGTGTTCTTGACCTTAAAAATTGATGAGGATGAATATCCTGTGCCTGTCGATGGACAGATAAAAGAAGAGGTCAACGAAACCTTACAAGAATTTATCTACGACATAGATGGAATGATGATTAAAACAATTAACATATTAACGGAGTAAACAATGAGTAATTATTTACCGACTGACTATCAGTCATTTATACATAAGTCACGTTATGCAAAATACTTTGATGGTAAAGGGCGTGAGAGTTGGGGAGAAACAGTAGAACGATACATGGATAATGTAGTTCGTCAGGTTGCAGGTAACGATAGTTATATAGATAACATACGTGATGCAATCCTTGGCTTGGAGATTATGCCAAGCATGAGAGCCATGATGACCAGTGGACCTGCATTAGACAGGGATAATACAGCAGGGTACAACTGTTCGTACTTACCTGTTGACGATCCTAAATCTTTTGATGAGGCCATGTTNATCNTGCTCTGTGGTACTGGTGTCGGGTTCAGTGTGGAAAGACAGTTCGTCCAGAAACTTCCTGAAATTCCTGAACTGTTCGTCAGTGACACTACTATCGTTGTCAAAGACAGTAAAGAGGGGTGGGCGAAAGCGTTCAGACAATTACTAGCACTCCTATGGGCAGGTGAGATACCCAAGTGGGATGTCTCAGAGGTACGTCCTGCAGGTGCAAGACTCAAGACATTCGGTGGACGTGCTAGTGGACCTGCTCCATTGATTGAACTATTTAATTTCTCAGTTCAGACATTTAAAAATGCACAAGGCCGTAGGCTAACGTCTATGGAATGCCATGATTTAATGTGTTTTATTGGACAGATAGTAGTTGTGGGTGGTGTACGTAGGTCAGCAATGATTAGTTTATCTAACCTNAGTGATGATCGTATGCGTCATGCTAAGTCAGGACAGTGGTGGGAGACTGCTGCACACAGAGCATTGGCGAACAACTCAGTTTCTTACACAGAGAAGCCTGATATTGAAACATTCATGCGTGAGTGGNTATCTCTTGTGGAAAGTAAGTCAGGTGAAAGAGGAGTATTCAACCGTGAAGCATCTAAAAAGCAAGCTGCAAAGTATGGTAGACGTGATCCAGAACATGAGTTTGGAACTAACCCTTGCAGTGAGATTATACTTAGACCATATCAGTTCTGTAATCTTACTGAAGTCGTGGTTAGAGCTACAGATACGTATGATACCCTCGCACATAAGGTCAAGTTGGCGACAATTCTTGGCACTGTTCAGTCTTCCTTCACTAAGTTTCCATATCTGCGAAAAGTGTGGCAACGAAATACCGAAGAGGAACGATTGTTGGGTGTGTCGCTCACAGGAATAATGGACAATCCCTTGATGACTATGAAGAACAAAGGCTTAGACAGTACGTTATCTAAGCTACGTGAAGTTGCAGTAGAGACAAACGCTGAGTGGGCAGAGAGACTAGGGATCAATCCATCCACTAGTATTACCTGTGTTAAACCATCAGGCACTGTGTCTCAGCTTGTAGACTCTGCTAGTGGCATTCACGCAAGACATTCCCCCTACTACATACGTACTGTACGTGGTGATAACAAAGACCCACTNACACAGTTTATGATAGATCAGGGAATACCTAACGAGCCATGTGTGTTTAAGGGAGACACGACTACTGTGTTTAGTTTCCCTGTAATGTCACCACACAGGGCTGTAACACGCAACGATATGTCAGCCATTGAACAACTAGAGATGTGGCTCATATACCAAAGNTACTGGTGTGAACACAAACCATCAGTNACTATCTCTGTGCGTGATGATGAATGGTTANCNGTTGGTGCATTNGTGTACGAACACTTTGATGANATGTCAGGTGTGTCATTCTTGCCACACTCNGATCATACTTATCAGCAAGCACCATATCAGGATTGCACACGAGATGAATATAAGGCATTACTTAAATCAATGCCAAAACAAATCAACTGGGAAGCTCTGTCAGAGTATGAACAGGAAGATAACACCGTAGCTATGCAGACAATGGCTTGCTCTGGCGATGTCTGTGAAATTGTAGATTTAACATAAGGAGAGTATCATGTTACAACCAATCAAAGGATCATATTACAGAAGATTTCAACCACAGTCATATGAGGAGAATGACAGTAAAGCTAAGACAGCAATAACAGAATACTTAGTTAGCAGTGGACACAACATTCTTGATACAAAGGAAGACTTCTCGTTTGACATAAAGAGTGAGAAGAATGACGGTATGTATTACAGTGAAGTAGAAATGAAGAACCAATGGACAGGCGATTGGAATCCTAAGTGGACAGAGATACGCATACCATATCGCAAGTACAGACTGATTAATAAGTACAAGGAAGTGCAGGGTGACAAGACATACTGTAACTTCTATGTGATACGTCAGGACTGTAAGCAAGCTTGGAGAATCAAAGACTATCAACTTACAGAAGAGTGTGCAAAGGAAATATGGTTAGCTAATGCTAGACGTAAAGAATACTTCTTTCACATTCCATACACAGAAGCAGAATTAATTAACTTAGCATAAGGAGAATATCATATGTCATATACACAAAAGAAAACTCGCAAGGAACGTGGACTTGGCAAGTATGATGCACCATTAAAGTTTCAGTTCGAGCAAGGATACGGAGACTTTAAACGTGGAAGGGTGGGTAATCCTTTCCACAAACACACGATGCAACATCGTGAATGGAATAGGGGATTTAACAAAGCCTATTTCGAGCAGTTAAAAAAGGTAAAACAACATGAAGCTAGAGCAAGAGGCTAGGAAATTTATGGAGCATAAATATGAGAACGTAGACTTTAAGTCATATCAGGACATGGCATCAGAGACTGCTGTGTACAAGACAGAACACTCAGTAATCTACCCTGCACTGGGCTTGGCTGCAGAGGCAGGTGAGGTAGCAAACAAAGTAAAGAAGATACTACGTGATGGTAACTTCAATCGTGAAGCTATTTCAGATGAGGTGGGGGATTGTTTGTGGTACATTGCTGCACTGTGTCGTGACTTGAATGTAGACATGAAGGAACTTGCAAAGAATAATTTACGTAAGTTACATGACAGAAAGCTTAGAGGAGTTATACAAGGGAGTGGTGATAAACGATGATTGATCCATCAATGACAGAGATATACAAAGCTATGCTTATATTGTTCTGTGTAATAGCAGGGGCAATATGGGTATTTACGAGGAACTATAAATGAACTACTGTGACATGAAAGGTTTAATATGGCCTTTGTTATTTTGCATATTTGT